AAAGTAGTTGCTAAATATAAGAATAATACTATTAGCCCATTATTATTTCCTAACATCATTTATAAAGTTGGTATGGAATATAATTGTGCCAATATTCTTATTGAAGGTAATGTTGGTGAACAAGTGGGTTATATACTATACAATGAGTTAGAATACGAAAACATTTTATTTATAAATAGAGGTGTGACTGGTCAAACTATAACTGGTGGGTTTGGTTCAGGTAAGTCACAAGTCGGTATTATCACAGATAAAAAAGTAAAACGAATAGGTTGTTCTTCACTTAAGATGTTAATTGAAGAACAGAAGTTATTGATACCTGATGCAGATATTATATCAGAACTTTCCACATTTATAGAAGTTAAGGGTTCATTTGCAGCAGATAATGGATATCACGATGACTTAGTGATGACATTAGTTTTATTTGGTTGGCTAGTGACTCAATCATATTTTAAAGAATTAAACAATGTAGATCTTAGACATATGATCTATCAGAATCAAATTAGACAGATAGAAGACGAATTGACGCCATTTGGGTTTTATAATGACGGTCAAGATAATGAAGTTATCTATAACTTCTAGAGTTTTCTATTTGTATAAATACTATTATAGAATCATTAATTTGGTTCTGAACATCAATATAATTAAGGAGTAACACCATGGCTTATGCTTTATCCCCAGGCGTGACAGTTATAGAGAAAGATTTTACCTCTATTGTCCCAGCCGTATTTTCATCAACCGGTGCCTTTGCTGGTGTTTTTCAATGGGGTCCTATTTTGTATCCCGTGTTAGTTTCTACCGAAAATGATTTAGTTAAACAATTTGGTAAACCAAGTGCAACTAATTTTGAATCATTCTTTACTGCGGCAAACTTTTTATCTTATACTAGTGGCCTGTATATCTCAAGATCAGATTCTACTGCCGGTAAAAATGCAGTAGGTAACGCATCACCATTAGTTGCTGGTACAGCAGTAAAAGTTACTAATCTTGATTCTTATAATACAACATTTAAAGGTGGCACAAATAACTTTGATTGGGCTGCAAAATATGTTGGGACTTTAGGAAACTCATTAAAAGTTTCTTTTGCCGATTCTGCTACTTACCAAAATAAAGTATTAACTGGTACTGCTTATGCCGTTCCTCTTAATGGAACTGCATTAACCGCTACAGGTTCTGCTTTCTTAACTGAATTACATATTGGTGCTATTCTTAAGAATTCAACCGGCGGTGTTGTTGGTACTGTAACTGCAATTGCTTCTGATACTTCTGCTAATATTACTGCAGCCGCTGTTGCTCTTACTGCCGCAACTGGTTGTAAAGCAGATTGGGCATATGCATCACAATTTGATTCTGCTCCCGGTACTTCAACTTATGCATCTAGTCAAAATGCAACTAATGATGAACTTCATGTTATTGTAATTGATGAAGATGGGGCATTTACAGGTACTGCCGGTACTATATTAGAGAAATTTGCATTTGTATCTAAAGCATTGGATGCTAGAAGATTTGATGGCGCTAATAATTTTTACCGTGATGTAATCAACGCACAATCAAATTATATTTGGTGGATGAGACATACATCTAATGTTGCGGCTACAGGTTCTGCTTGGGGTTTAGTTGCTGCAGGTTTAACTTTTAAATCATTAGTTGGTGGTATGCAAACTTCATTAGCAGGTGCTGTTGATGATTATACAGATACAATAGGTGCTTTTGCTCAAGCTGCTTGGTTATTATATTTAGATGATAGTCAATATGATATTAGTTTACTTCCAGTAGGTAAAGCAACTGCAGTAACTGCAAACTATGTAATACAAAATATTTGCGAAGTTCGTAAAGATTGTGTTGCATTTGTTTCTCCTCAAGCTGCTGATGGAACTATAATCACTGGTAGCGGTTCTGCTGCTACAGATGTCGCAGTAACTTACCGTACTGCGATTACATCATCATCTTATGGTTTTATGGATACTGGTTACAAATACCAATATGATAGATACAATGATGCGTATCGTTGGGTTCCTTTATCTGGTGATATGGCAGGTCTAGCAGCAAGAACTGATTATACTAACGATGCTTGGTGGTCACCAGCAGGTTTTACTCGTGGTCAAATTAAGAATATTGTTAAGTTGGCTATCAATCCAACTAAAGTCGACCGCGATACTTTATATAAACAGGGTATTAATCCAGTTGTTGCATTTCCTGGTCAAGGTGTTATTCTATATGGCGACAAAACTCTTCAAGCCAAACCAAGTGCATTTGATCGAATCAATGTTCGTAGATTGTTTATCGTTCTTGAGAAAGCTATATCTAAAGCATCTAAATATCAATTGTTTGAATTTAATGATTCATTTACAAGAGCACAGTTTGTAAATATAGTTGAACCATTCTTAAGAGATGTTAAGGGACGTAGAGGGGTTACTGATTACAAAGTGGTATGTGATACTTCAAACAACACTCCATTCGTAATTGATAGCAATAATTTTGTTGGTGATATCTATATTAAACCAACACGTTCTATTAACTTCATTACTTTGAACTTCATAGCAACTGCAACTGGTGTTGATTTTACAGTAGTTGGCGGTTAAATATACAGTTTTATGGGGTAAGTTCTTCTTACCCCAATAATAATCTTAAAAGGAAATAATAATATGGCTACAATTTCAGAATTTAAAGCAAAATTATCAAATGGGGGAGCAAGAGCTAACCAATTTGAAGTTATTGTTGATTTTCCATTTTCTAGTGCAGGTTCTGCTACTAAATTTTTATGCAAATCTGCTTCTCTACCTGCCTCTACAGTTCAAGATATCATGGTACAATATAGAGGAAGAGAAGTTCATGTTGCTGGCGAAAGAACATTTGAACCTTGGACTATCACTATCATAAATGAAACTAATTTTTCAGTTAGAGTTGCATTTGAAAATTGGATGACTTTCATTAGTGCTAATGCTTCTACAGTAGGTATCACAGCTCCAGGTGTTTATCAACGTGATATGCAAGTTAATCAACTTGATAGAAATGATGAAGAGTTGATGAAATATATTTTTCATGATGCATATCCAACTAATGTTTCAGAAATTCAACTATCTTATGATATGGGTTCACAAATTGAAGAATTTCAAGTGACTTTCGCTTATAACTATTGGATAGGCGAAAAACCAGGAAGTGTACTGTCTGAAACTATGGGTACTGCTGGTCAAATTGGTAATGTTGTCGGTGCAGTTAGAGGTCTTATTTAATATAAATATATATTAAATAATAATATAATATAGGTTTATAATGGAAATTTTTGGATTAAAATTAACCAAAAAGAAATCTGAGTCTAAGCAGGTGGCGAGTGTTGTTTCGCCACCACTTGATGATGGTGCTGCTCTGGTATCTGCCGCAAATTACTATGGTATATCTATAGATCTTGATGGTAGTTTGAAGAATGAGAATCTTCTTATACAAAAATATAGAGAGACTTGTAACTATCCAGATTGTGATTCTGCTGTAGAAGATATTGTTAATGAATCTATTGTTAATGATGGAAAGAATCCTATTGTTGAAATTAGTCTAGATGATTCTAAGATTTCGGAGTCTATTAAAAATAAGATAAGAGAAGAATTTAAGAATGTCCTAGCTCTATTGAAGTTTAGCGATAGAGGGCATGATTTATTTAGAACTTGGTATATTGATGGTAGAATGTACTTTAACATTTTGATAGATGAAAATTCTAAGAAAAATGGTATATCGGAACTAAGATATATTGATCCCTTAAAGATTAGAAAGATCAAGTCAATTAAGAAATCAAAGACTCCTACTGGTGTTGAGGTTAATACCGGTGTTGAAGAATACTACCTGTTTAACGATAAAGGATTAACATCTACTGCTACTCAAGGTGTTAAGTTAAGTGCCGATTCTGTTGCTTATTGTACTTCCGGTCTTGTAGACCAAAATACAGGAATTGTATTAAGTTATCTGAACAAAGCAATTAAACCCACTAATCAACTAAAAATGATTGAAGATGCTCTGGTGATTTACCGTGTATCTAGAGCACCAGAACGAAGAATATTCTACATTGATGTTGGTAATCTTCCTAAGATGAAAGCCGAACAGTATGTTCAGGACATCATGAATAAGTTTAGAAATAAACTAGTTTATGATGCTACTACTGGTGAAATTAAAGACGACAAGAAACATCTATCTATGATGGAAGATTTCTGGATGCCAAGAAGAGAAGGCGGCAAAGGAACAGAAATAACTACATTAGATGGAGCCCAGAATTTAGGACAAATTGAAGATATTAATTATTTTCAAAACAAATTATTTCAAGCATTGAATGTACCATTATCTAGATTAAAACCTGATATGGCATTCTCAATAGGTGCATCTGCTACTATTACCAGAGATGAAGTTAAGTTCTCAAAGTTTATCTCAAGACTTAGAAGTAAGTTTTCACACTTATTTTCAAGCATTCTTAAGATACAATTAATAGCAAAAGGTATCATTAGAGAAGATGAATGGGAAGAATTGTTATCTTTTATTAAGTATGATTTTAATGTGGATAATCATTATTCTGAACTAAAAGATGCCGAGATTATTCAGAACAGACTTGCTACTTTAAATGCAATTGATCCATTCGTTGGAAGATACTTTTCAGTAGAGTGGGTTCGTAAGAATGTGTTACTACAAACCGAAGACGATATCAAGGAAATTGATATTCAGATTAAGGCAGAGCCATCTCCTGCTCCAGAACAAAACCCACAATAGGAATTAAAATGACAGATTATACCTTAAATCTTGTAGACGCCATTATTTCAGGCAGAGCTACTGATATCGAAAACGCATTTCAAGAAGCAATAACTGATAGAATTTCTATTGCTATGGATTCTAAAAGAACTAACATTGCTCAATCTATGTTTACTAAAGAAAGCGTTGAGCCAGAAGAACTTACTCTTGAAGATTATTCAGTTGAAGAACTAGAAGACTTTATGATGTCTGAAGACTTTGAACAACTAGATGAAGTGTCTAAGAAAACTCTAGGCTCTTATGTAACTAAAGCCCATGACCAATTGATGAAACATACTGCAGCCGTTAATTTCAAATCAGGTCGTGGGGATAAAGATGTATTATCATATACACACGAACCAACAACAGCAAGAAAAACTGCAAACCGAACTAAAGGTGTTGCTACAGCAATTGGCAAATTAACCAAAGAAGAATTCACACTTGAAGATTACTCTTTAGAAGAACTTGAAGATTTTATGGTGTCTGAAGACTTTGAGCAATTAGATGAATTGTCTAAAGCAACTCTAGGTTCTTATGTCAAGAAAGCGTCTGGTAAACTTGCTTCTCATGGAATTAATATGGTAGGTTCTTTAGAAAAAAGTGATGTTAAAAATGCAGCATATCATGGAACAAAGATAGACAAAAGACAAAAAGGCATTTCTAAAGCAGTTGATAAAATAACCAAATGAAAACAATAGAAACTTCTATTATGGAGCATTATCACTTGGATAGTGTTCCATCTATTCTTGTAGAGGAGTATTCTGCTCTTATTGATTCAGATAGATTTAGTATAGATCCTGTGGTTATAGAACTTAGACCTAACCAATCTTCTTTACATAATAAGATAAACTAT